CATTTATATCTGCTTCTTTCGATGCACATAATTTTGAACATAATATGATAGCAGAATATAAAGCGAGCATGTACCCCAAACTCTCAAACTGCTTACGACTAAACAGCGTCGAGGCTGTGAAGGAGATTTATCCTTCTTATTTTTGGCAAGTAACGCAACAGCTTTTCGTGAGCGGGGCATCATCTTGCGACTTGGTAACACTCAGTAAAGAAGGCGAGCTGTTAATCGTTAATATCCCCCGCAATGAGAAGGATATCGACTTCATGCTGAAAGGTCTTGTTGAGTTTCAGAAGTTTATCGAGGACGACATCGCACCCCCACCCCCTATCTTGACATTAACCGACCCTCTAGCCACTTCCATGGCAGCAGAGCTATCAATTGTCATCGATAAGCAAAAGGAGCTTAAAGAGCGTGAGGCTCAATTGCGTGAGAATATCATCGAGCTCGGAGAAGACGGAGACTTTAACGTCGGCGAACTTTCTTTCAAAAGGACTAAGCCTCGCGCGAAGTTCGATAAAGAGGGCTTGTATCTTGAGTTCTTCGTGACGAAAGAAGACATCAAGCGTTTCACAAAAAATAATGACGATGATATCGGCTTTTACCGGGTCAGCAAAAAATAATGAGCATAGAATACGAAAAAAAAGAAGATATTAGTCGCGGCGAAACGAATAGATATAATAAATATATCGATAACTTCACGGTAAAATGCGATCAATGTGAAAATATTTTTACATCTAAATGTGAGTCATGGATTCCTGCACATGGAGAGCATCGCGATATATGCTCAATTATTAAGCGTCATTTATTTAGAAACTATAACTACAGACATCGCGAAGGAAAATTTATTTGTGGCGATTGTAATAAAAAAAATGAAGAAAAGTTCAGAAACACTTGGCATAGATTTTCAGATATACAGCCCAAAGTAGAAGGCGAATATATTATATGCGTAAAAAAGAAGAATAGCGAAGGTCTTTCTAAAAAGATATGCAGATACTATATCAAAGAAGGAAAGAAACCCTATTTTTTATTAAATGATAAAGTGACGAGAAAACCCGTGCTTTTCTGGAGACCACTTCCAAACGATCCAGAGAAAACGTTTCTTGGGGAAATATGACAGACAAACTAAAAGTAAACACACTCACTTCGTACTCAAACAAAGTCCAATGCCCGTGGTGCGACCACGAAGCTAAGATTAACAGCTTGCTAGAACAGGTAAGGCTTGATGCCGTGCGATGCAAGAAGTGCAAAAAGCCCTTCGAGATCTTTGTCGGTGTCGAGGTGGTAACGAATACAATCAAATTAGAAGAAGAGGATCTCGAATGGTAGAAAATGAGGAAGTGCTATATTGGGCTTACTTTCCAGCGATGATACAACAATAGGTTAAAACATGGAATACAAATTTTGCCCCCACTGCGGCGAAGCACTACAAGAAGAAGTCTACATTACAATGCCTGCTGAAAAGATTAGCGACGTAGACAAGAAAGTCGTTTACAAAACGACTTCGATGAAAATCAACGGATATGCGGGAGACTTAGAGAGTTCTGAGATTTTAAAAAAGCATAAAATAACTTAAGGGACAAGATAGCTAAAAGTATGAAAGATGAAAAAAGCGAGAACCCCTCTATATCACTAACATGGTATTTATCCGATGTTATGTATACAGCTAGCACTGATATGAGAACTTATTTAAATGAAGATCAAGCACGCATAGTAATGAAAAATGTTGAACGTAAGCACAAAGAAGAAGTAGACAAAACATGGGCTATCTTTGAGAGTGAAATTTATGAAGTTCTGGAAAAGGAAAAATAAGCAAAACCGAAAAAAGGAAATAAAATGAAAAAGATATTATTTATCGCACTAGCACTAAGTGCCACAATCTTCGCTGTCGCAGAAGCTAAATGCTTTAGCGCAACAGAATGCAAGGAATGCGAAGTAGAGAGTCACTCGCAGAGTAAAGGTCGTTGGTGGGACTGCCCGAGATGCGGCACTATGAATAGCGTTTCGTCTGCTTACTGTACAAATTGTGGGATGAGGCAGCGTTAAAAAGGAGAAAACAATGCAATGGAAAGATACAAAAAATAATCGTCCTCCTGTTTCATATGTTCAATTTGATATATTTAATAAAATTTTATTTAAAACCGAAAAAGAAATATATATAGGTTATTTGTTTTTAGATAATGAATGTGAAAGTTTGTATTATCATGATATTGAAAGAGCTCTTTGGCAGACGGTAGCTTGTGATGATGTGGTTGAAAAAGTGACGCACTGGTCTTATATACAGGATATTATATATTCTTGTGAGTGGAAAGAGTTTAAGCATATAAAACCAACTGAATCAAAATGGTATTTACTGAGATATATTAGTCTTTATGATCGTCATGAGTTAACAATATACGAAAAGATGTCTTACTGGGTTGGTGATGATATAAGAAAAGAACTTAGGACACCTTATAATGAAAATGGCGGTGGAACTGGTGTGACATATCCATTGAGCGAGTCCATAAGAGAAAGGGTGGAATGGGCGCAAGAAGACTACTGCGATGAATTAGGGAAAGAAGTATTTGTCCCAGAGGAAGGCATACCGATATTTTGGATGCCAATTTCGCAATAGGTTAGTTCCACTTTGGAACATACCACTCAACATTTCCATCGCGGCGACAGGGAGGCTGGTAGCGTTAAGCGCTGTCGAACAAGAGCTACTATCGCCGCTTTGGTTTCAAAGCGCTCTCTTAAGCAAGATAGCAATCAAGAGCATCGCAAGAGCTAAAGCAATCAACTGCCAGTTTTTTGGTTCTTCCCGAGGATACATCGCTAGATTTTAGCTTCGTCGGACAGCTTGAGATAGCTGAGATCTTCTCTAAGACGTTCTTTTTGCTCTGTGGAGTGAGGAGTTAAGTCTAAACTTCCAGGCTCTAAATCAAGTACCATCTCAGCTATGGGCTCGATGATAACGTCTTCAATAAATGAGTCCTCTGGCAGTACACCAGGCTTGACTTTCATGAATATCGAGTAGCCTGCTGCTACGACTATGACTGCAACGAAAATTGCTGTGAATGGCTCTAGTAGTTTCATTGTTAGACTCCTTGTTGAGTTATAGCAGATTCTAGCTATAAGTGTATATCTTCGCTATAACTATAATAATTTCGCTTGTTCTTGTGCTGTCTCAAGAGCAATACGCGCTATCTCAATGTCATGCGCTTTTGATTCGTCTTCTAGCTGCTTAGGGCGAGCTATAACGGCTCTGTTTGCTATTCGTGTTGCTATTGCGTCAATAGATGTTGAGTCATCTATAATCGTAGCTACATCGCTAGCTGTGAGCCATAGAGCTTTTTGAAAGACATCGGTGTCTGTTGATATTTCGAGCTGTAAGAATATCTCGTCTTCGTCTGTGCTAGATTTACGTTGTTCTTGTCTTAGTATTGAATATTCCATGCTTTCTCCTTATTTTTTTATTGCCACGCTGCTGCGAATGTTGGCGCACCTGCGTTTTGGTCGGCTAATTTATCAGCGTTACCTGTAACTCCTATGACCTCAGCATCAGTATATGATCCTGTCTCAGTATCAGTCCAGTATTTTAAATCCGAATCATGCGGATATGCTGACATAATATTACATGTCTCTGTGCTCGTCTGACCTGTTATGATATCTGTTTTAGCCCAGTCTGTTGTCGGAGCAACATTTATAGTTAGTAGACGTGTAGGTATAGCAGTGTAGTTATCAAGACTTGTTCCATCATTACCAGCACCACTAAAACAATTTGATGTTACTTGAGATCCAGTTCCAAAATCAAAATCCCATAAAGCAGGAGCCGTACCCTGAGTTCCTGTAAATGAGGTTCTGAAAAAACAAAAATTGAAAGCTACTGATTGATTTAAGAAACGAGACCCCTCTTCACCAGAGGCACAAAAAACTGTAGAGTGGTGTTGAAGTTTATTGCTTCCACTAAATGTAGATGAGAAAGTAAGACATGATGTATTATATCGGAATAAATCGACTCCAATCGTTTCTAATAGAGGACATGTATCAAAACTGGAAATAAAGCTTGCAGCAGAAGTATTATATGTAAATGAATTATTTGGAATGGCTGTTAATACAGAGCATCCTTTGAATACACTGCTAAAAGAAGCTGAAGATATTGATATATTATATCGGAATAAATCGGTCGGAATAGTTGTAATCTTATTGCAATTGATAAAGGTGCTTCCAAATGCCGATGTAGTTATATTTGTATTAAACTTGAATAAATCGGTTGGTATCGATGTTAATGATGTATTTTTACAGTCTTTGAATGTATTTCTAAATGATGTTTTAGTCATTGCTGTATTATAGTCAAATAAACTTCCAACTATAGCTGTAAGTGCTTCACATGCATTGAAACAATCTGAAAATGCTGTCGTTGTTATATTTATATTATATTTGAAAAGGTCAGCAACTATTGATGTAAGAGCTATACAATAACGAAATGTACTGCTAAATGCTACTGTTGTTAATTGAGGTTGATATCTGAAAAGATCAGCAGGAATTGATGTTATAGTAGTACATGCATAAAACGTCCAGGAGAATCCATTAGCTGCTGCCATACCTGAACAACCATCAAACAATCCTGATGGTATAGACGTAAGCGCAGAACATGAATAAAACATTTCTGTCGCATTAATCAAAGATGCCATAGTTCCAAGAGCACATGCAGTATGTAGAGAAGTACATCCATTAAAATTCAGAACTTTGAATCCCATGTCACCAGTAAATGCGTTAAGTTCTACAATAAGCGTCTTATCTCCTGCATTGTTGAACTTAAACCACTCACAAGTTCCTGTCATAACAACGGTAAACGTTCCGGCTCCTGTGTATGAATGAGTTCTATCAGCGTCGTCATACGATGTTATAGTGCTTGATGAGCTATCACCCCAGTCAACTTCAAAATCTTGAGTCATTCCTGCGCCGCCTGCTAATATAGGAAGCTCGAAAGTGTCAGCAGCTGCCGTAGTGACGTCAAAAGAGAAGGTAGAAGGAACAGGAGGGGCAAAATCAATACCGATAATCTTCCCAATAGAAGCAGCAGCGACGCCATTGACTTTGCCTATGCTCGCTTGAGCAACGCCCATAAATTTTCCTAATGTCATAGAATGTCTCCTTTAAGCGATTTCTTCATGCCCTTGTTCCATGGGATTTTTCCTTTATGAGCATCGCTAAGTTTTTGCTTGTGTTCGTCGGATAGTTTTCCGCCCTTATTCCATGGAGCTTGTCCTTTATGCGAATCACTTAATTTTTTCTTTTGTTCCTCTGTCATAGGGATTCCTTTATTGATAGAAATCTTACCTTTATTTGCTTTGCTTATTTTTTCCTTTTGCTCTTCTGTCATTGGAATTCCTTTATTCCATGGAATACTACCTTTCTTTGACTCGCTCATCTTTTGTTTTGCTTCTTCAGTTATCGGTATCCCTTTGTTCCATGGGATTACTGAAAAGTCCCCTCTCTCCCAGTGAACTTTTGCATGACATGAATTACAATAAGTAATACCATTATCAATATTAAATCGAAGTTCATCATTTTTATTCCATGGTATAATATGATGGGCGCTTAAACTTTCTGCCGTCCCACATATCATACACTTTCCATCTCTAACTTTGACAGCTTTTGCCCATTTTTTAGCTTCACGTCCATGCCTATCAAGATTCTTATCTTTTTTTTCATGATAAGCAAGCAATGATTGTCGTCTTTTTTCTATTTCTTCTTTCGGTTGTTTCTTCCCTCTATTTTGATGTCCAACCCTCTCGCAATATTCGGGAGACATCTTTTTTCCTTTATTCCAAGGAGTGCGGCCTATTTTAGATATGCTAGATTTTTTCGTGCCTTCCTTTACTCTTACATTTGTGTCTGCTGTTAATCCTTTATTCCAAGGTATTCTCCCTTTTGCAAGTTTATTATCCTTCATCTTTAATGAAAATGCTATTCCATAACATTTTCTAGAACAATATTTCCTTGGTTTCTTAAGACATTCTCCACTAGGATTAAATTTTTTTTCGCATATTTTACAAATTCTTATTTTCATAATATACCTAATCTTTTACTTAGATATATTATATCATATTGCGTTATACGATGCAATGGCTCACATCATTTTTTACGCTATCACGCTATTTCCACGATCGCGCTATTCGGGTTCACCAGCATCAAAGTAGCAGACAAAGCGATGCCAACTATAACAACAGCTTCGGAACTTGCCGAGGGAGCGGTCTCAGTGAGTGTCGCACCTATAGTTCCTGTCAAACTCAAATAAATAGGAACACCAGGTGCTGACCAGTTCCAACTATCATCACGAGCAATTCCCATTAGTAAATATTGACCCTTCGCATCAGCCGAAACGCTACTAGAAATACAAACTGCCATAACTCGACTTGTTGCTATCGCAGAAGCGTCAGCAAGATAAGCTTCGCTTGACGCACCTAAGATCACTGCATCACCGAACGTATGAGCTTCATTTGCTGTGAGAATCACTTTAACACCATCAGCCGTAAGATCGGTAGATAGAGATGTATTAAGGTATGAGCTATTATTTATTGAGCTTACTATAGCCATTGTATTTCCTTCTTTTAATGTCTAAATATGCGCCCATCATAACGACCGGCGCAATATAATTCAATATTACATAAGTTATTGATTAAACAGCAGTTAAGTTTCCGACCATCTGTATTGCTGTCCATTCTGTGTCTGCAACTGTACACACAAGATAAACGATGTCATACTGTTCAGTCGCTGCTAGACTACCACCAACGCCATTTGTTGTTGTTGTTGTTCCTGCATGTATTTCCTCAGAAGCGTTCTGTGCGATCTTCCAGAGGCCTGCACCTTTTCCGATAATACCTACGGTGCTACCTACAGCAGCAGTATCAGGTAATGTCACAGTAACCAGTGCTACGTTATCGCATGTATATACAGTGTCTACAACAGCTTGTTTTGTTGTATCAGTAACAGCTTCAAAACCCATACCAGACGCCGTTGCAGCAATAGTTATAGTACCATTACCGTTCGTGATTCCGATACCTGCGCCTGCTGTAAGCGTAGCTTTAGCAAGAGTATTTCCAGTCGTATTACCGATCAAGATTTGTCCGTCGGTGTACGTCGTTTGCCCAGTACCAGCATTTGCAACAGGAAGAGTTCCAGTCACGCCGTTTGCAACGTTTATTTGCGCCCACGCTGCATTGTTGTCAGCTCCGGTGTTTGAAAGATAACGAGTTGCGTCTGTGTTTTTAGCAAGAGCTGAAATTACATTAGCAGCAGAACTAAGAAGGATATCGCCCTGAGAAGTAGTAGCAGGATATGTCGCAGTAGTAAACACTGGAGCGTCACCTGTTACACCTGTGAGAAGAGTTCCTGTTGCTCCTTCTGCTGTAGCCGCAAGATTGAAGCCTGCTCCACCGCCAGCGATCATTACACCGTGATCCGTCTGTACACCGAGGCGGGTATCTAAGGCTTTAGGATGAACAGCGAGAGCCTCTGATGTCGCTGTCGTTGTTTGAGCCGCAGTCGCGTATTGAACGACACCTGTAACAGCTTCTGTACCTGCACGAGCTTGTGCTGTGAGAGTGTTTGCTCCTAATGTCCACGCTATCGTGCTATCAGTAGAGCCTGGAGTTCCGAATACTGGATCATTATCAGTCTTTCCTATCGGAATTTGTCCGTCGGTCGCTATTGCCATAATGTTCAACGGATTTGTGCCATCGCCTAAAGTGAGGCAATGTGCCGTTACTGTATCTAGTCCTGTGCCACCCTTTCCAGCTTCAACGGGAATCTGGGTGCCTATCGCGTTTATAGTTGTCATAATTTGACTCCTTAGTTAAATAATTGTTATGTTACCTGTAATACTTACTTCTTTCCATTCTGTATTTGCAACAAAACAGATAAGAGATATACAGTCATCAGTCTGTGTGCTTTCTAATTTTCCTGCAATACCTGTTGTCGTCGCATAACCATTTGAATGTATGATATTACCTGCGTTCTGAGCGACTTCCCAACCAGCCGCGCCAACACCTGCGATTGCGACTATATCTCCGACTGCCGACACGGCAGGAAGCGTAACAACGACTCTGGTCGCCGCATGATTACAGAAATAACCATTGCCGACTACTCCTGAAGTAGCTCCTGTTATAGTAGACCATGCCATAGCACCGCCGTATTCCGGTGCTAAATTAGTACCTAGAGTTAAAGCTCCCGATATCGACCAATTGCCATCGGACGGAGAATTGACTTGAATAAACGTTCCAGAAATAGTATTGCCGTCAGCAGCGACTATATCATCAAGCTGAGAAATTAGTGTCGAGCCAGTTCCGACATTAAAGCCATAACTTGAGCCGCCGATATCTGTAACGTGGATATGGTTGAAAAAGGAACATGTTGTCGAGGCTGTATCACCAGTAAAAATTCCATAGCCAGCATTTGTAGCACCAATATTAACATGAATATTGTTTCTGCGGTGTTCGTGATCTGTTCCTGTTCCGCCTAGGTGTGCAAGTCCAGCAACAACTAAAGCATCTGCATCATTAACAGTAATGTCATTTTCATAAAATTTGAAAACGCCTGTCGATGACGTATCTATACCAGTTCCCGTAACAAGAGCTGTACCGCTGTTGTTGATAGTAGCGTCCTTTACTAGCCCAAGTTCTATTACACCACCATCTTCTACTTTAAAAGCTCCCTTGTTAGCAGTTCCGCCACAAGCACCAGTATGAGCATAAGACACCTTCCCTAGAATAACCTTCAGCGTGCCAGCAGTGCCAGCACCAGGGTCAGTTATAGCGCCGACAGCAGGTTGAGCAACAGCAACGATATTGGCAGAAGATGTCATTTTTAGATGACACTCTTTAAAAGCACATAAACCTGATGTTCCTTGCACTGTATTTATCGCCGACGTTGCAGCAGTACACTGTATTGTGAAACCCTTATATTGCAATCCAGTATAGATTCCGAAGTCAACGACGTTGGCATCGGCTTGAGTAATAATTACAGAATTTGGCTTGCCTACAGCGATAAGGCTCATATTACTGCAGTCGTTCGTTACTGTCTCTGTATATGTCCCGGGGTGAACAAGTATTGTGCCTCCCGTTGTACAAGCCGTAACAGCAGCTTGTATCGTCAGCTTTGCACTACTATATGTTAGACCATCGGCGGCGTCATTCCCCCATTTTCCGACGAAGCATACTCCGCTACCAGGGCGTTGCGAAACAGCACCTGACGAAACATTAAAGTCATACTGATCGAAAGACGCTACGCCCTTCGTTGTCGTCGTGGCATCAGGGATAGCCGCTGTAATATTATTCCAGCTCGACGAGAAAATATACAAAGTAGTCTCATCAAGAACATAACAGAAACCTCCAGACGAAGGCGTCGTTGATATCCACGTTGCACCGTCATACTGAACAACATCATCACCGATAGCGCCATCCCAATCTGCGTGAACTGGAGTTGATCTGTCAAGAATATATCTTGCTCCAACAATTTCACTAGGAGGGGAAAGTGTTGCATCAGCTATCGAAAGAACATCATCATAAAAGTCAGTTGTCGATGATGATAGTTTTTCCCATTGAGCTGCATTTGCTGTATTATTGCGAAGGATATAAAAATCTTCCGTAGCTTTATTTCTTCCAAGCGTTCCTACCGTATAGCCAAAATCTGTGATCTTAGGAACGCCCTCAAACGGGACAACCCTCATTCCTACAGTTGTCAATTGTCTAGTGATAGCGTCGATTACTTGTGCTGTCATATTATTCTACTCCCAAAAATTTTATGTATAATCACAGTTTCCGTATGATCTTTTATATACAGTTCCCGATGTTCCTGCCGCAGCCCATCCTGACGAATCAACATCGAGATCGGTATTGACATCGACAAGAGTGAATTTTTTAACACCTGTTACTTTTATCTTATACATGATGCTTCCGTATCCATCGCCGTTGGCTTCGGTGGCATCACTACCTATAATCTCAATTCTATCCCCTGTCGAATAATCATGGTCGGTATCTGTCTGAACTTCTGCGATCAGAGCTTTCGATATTGCTGTGATAGTAACTCCGACAGAATTGTCGATGACATGATCTCGTAAGACAAAAGTATTCGTTCCTGTCGTCGCTTGACGAACTCGTACTATATTACCTTTTGCGTCATAGGTTATTTTTAGGAGTTTCCACCCAGCAACATCAAGTGCTATATTAGGTACAGCGGCTCCTATAAAAACGATATTCGGAGTTCCACCGTATGAGTACCAACTACTGTCATCTGACGATAAGAAAGGCATAAGTTGTTGTTGAGCATCTCTCATCTGAAAAGGGTCGTAAGTCATTTATTTTTCTCCGTTAATCTAAAAATAATGATACTGAAATATATATTATGTATGATTCATTTTTAAATGATTGTCAAGATATGATTAATTGTATTTATATGATACCTATGGTATCCCCGGATTTCTATTTATTTTTATTCTAAATTGTGGTATATATAAAAGCAAGAGATAGGGGTCGTACGTCCGAAAAGTGCCTTTCTCTGATATTTGTGCTGTTGGTTAGGGTAGCTCCCGAGTCTCGTCAGTGAGTAGATGAGAGCCTGCAGCATTCTTTTAATCTCTAACTCAAGAGGTCTATAGTATGAAAGTCAAATGTGATTTCTGCTCTAAAGAATTTGATATTTTTCCATATGCTCTGAAAAGGACTAAACTCCATTTCTGCTCTAGAGAATGTTACTCGGAATTCAGACCAAAACCAGCTCTTGTAAAGTGTCTTTTCTGCAAAAAAGAGTTTAAAAAGAATCTCAGTCAAATCGAAATATATAAAAATCATTTCTGCTCTAAAGAATGTCATATCAAGCATTATCATCTACCTAATATCATAGAAGAACGGTTTTTTAAGTACATTGAAAAACAAGAGAACGGATGCTGGATATGGACGGGGCATGTAAAACGAGATGGATATGGAGCAAGCAGACACATTGGTAAATACGTACTATCTCATCGCTTATCATGGATAATTCACAACGGAGAAATTCCAAAAGGAATGTTTATTCTACATAAATGTGACGTTAGGTCATGTGTCAATCCCGAACATTTATTTTTAGGAACTCATCAGGATAATATGGACGACATGATAAATAAAAAAAGAGACAGACATCTAAAAGGAGAAGATAGTGCCTTGTCTAAACTTACTGACGAAAATGTAAGAGAAATAAGATCTCTATACAAATCCGGAAAATTCACACAAGAAGAGTTAGCTAATAAATTCCCTTGTAGCAGAGCCAACATATCTAGCATAATATTGAGAAAGATATGGAGACACTTGGAGGACTGTTAATCCTCCACCTTAAATTAAACTGTGAAGTTGTAACTATAACTTGCAACCCAGTTCCAATCTTCAGCTAAAACCCCAGTAACAAGAAGACGAATGTTGTTTCCAGAAACATCTGCATCAATCGCAGGCACTCCTGTCCCTGAATCATGGACAGAAACAATGCTCGGCACTCCCACTTCAACCGCTCCTGCGCCGACCCTACGAACGGTGTAAGTTATCGTACCTCCGACCGCCGCAGAATAGTCATCGATGATTCCATTTATTTTAGCTTCGATAGTTATACATGAATTCTCTGGTACGGCTATCGTGGAAATCGCTGTAGGTGTCGCGTCAGCCGTAGCCACTATAGTCCTCCCGCCCGATATATCTTTCCATTTATCTGGAGAAGACGAAGGGTCATTTCCCGTATTTGGAGTCGTCTGCGATACATAAACCTTGCCATCATGGACTACCGCCGATCCAAGATAATACTCCTGGAGAGTTCTCCATTCAACAATTCCCATCTGATGAATGTAAGCCAACACTTGAGACAACGTAAAACCTAAACCATTAAAGTCTTGCAGTGCGGGAGCATCATTTGCCGTTACAATTTCCCACCCAAGAAGAAAATCTGAATTCACATTATCGTCGATAGTATCTGATTGAGCAGTGTCTCCAAAAACAGTCCGTTCCGTTCCTGTCGCTGTCGAAGCGAAAGCCGTGAGGTTTCCGGTAAATCTTGCAATTTTAGTCATCTATCAACCTCTTAATATTTTATACACGCAAACAATGCGATATTTTTGACTCGTGTTTCTGCTTGTGCAGTGTTTGCGCTTGTCGTTGCGCCTTCTTTTGCTCCTGATATTGATGCACCTGAACTTAACACCCCGCTTGTAACACCATTAACACCACTCGGAGCATCTTCACCCTGAACGTGCCGTCCTCCACCGAGAACGTCTGTCGTATATCCAGCTTTGCAATAAGCATCAAGTTCCGATGATTGTGCGCCGATTCCAGAATAGTGAGAGTGTTGTTCAAGTGCGTCATCTTGATTCGATCCCATGACACGACCTATATCAACTCCTGCACCGTCGTCCCAACCTCTGGCAAACTGTCCTCTCATGTCGGGAATGTTGAAAGTCAATGCGCCATCGCCAGCACCATATGTTATTCCTATCGCCGCAAAAAGAACAGAGTATGCCGCCCTTGATATTGCCGCTCCGTTTGCCTGTAGCCATCCGGTAGGAGCTGTAGCCATTGCGAAAAATTGTACTGCGCCTGCGGGAATACCCGCCTCGACAACAAGTTCGTCGATTGCAGTTTTTACATTCGTTGCCGCCAAGCCTGATATCGCATTGTCATAAGTTATACTGCTAGAGATAGAAAGCTCGTCAAGGGCATCCTGTACATTTGTTGCCGCTAGTCCTGAAGCAATATTGTCATAGGTTATGCTAACAGCATCTTCGAGGTCTTCCATCGCAGCCATCAATTTCCAGCTTACTGTATCTGTAGCAGGATTATTGCCTGTGTTAGGCGTAACTTTAGAAATATAAAGATTTCCTGCCGTTATCGTCGCCGACCCAAGATAATATTCTTGTGAAGAATTCCACTCGGCAATCCCCATTTGATGCAGATATGATAAAAGAAACGTTGTTGTGTATCCAAGACCGTTGAAATCCTGCTTCGACGGCGGCGTGCTTGCGCTCACTATTCCCCATCCCGTAAGAAAATCCGCGTTGATATTATCAGCAAGCGTGTCGGATTGTAGAACTCCTCCAAAAACAGTTCTTTCAACTCCTGCGGCATTAGAGCCAAAAGCCGCCAAGTTTCCGTTATATCTAACAATTTTAGCCATTTCATTACCTTTCTATAATAGTTTTCTTAAAAAATACCCGCCCGCTTCAACGAGAGGATCGTCTTTATTTTTAAAGCCTTTGCAATTAACATTATTGGAAAACCCGAAATTATTTGTCGGGTCTGACTGTACAAGGATATATCTAACTCCTTGAGGCTTTGGCAGAACTCCGAGTGCTATGATGATACGAACTCTGTCATCATTAACAAGAGGGCTTATATGTAGTGTTAAGCTCATATCAAAATTATCTTGGACGTAAGCAAGACCTTCAAATAAATCAACAATAGCAATTTGCATCGATACATAATCAGCAGAAGTCATAATACCATGAGCGATATTCTTTCTTATCTTAGCTTTAATAAAAAAGCGAAAGTCTGGATCGTCAAGTTCCAAATCATCATATTGAGATGAAAATTTATTATACATCACACCAAGCTCGCCAAGATCAACAAATTTATCATCAAATTCTGTTGAGTTTGGATTGTCGTCGAATCCAAAAAAAACCTTAGCCAGGACAGAAGGAACGACCCTATCAACTCCAACGATGCGACCTATTATATTAAGCCTATCTCCCGTAGCTTCGTCAATATCAAACTCTACTTCGAATGACTTTAAGAAGTCGAATACCCTTTCCCAGGTTCCAGATTGCAAAGCTATTTCTGCGCGAGCATTCGTCTTTTCCCAGTATTGTTTTATTAAAAGATCTTCGTATTCGCTTGTATAACTCATTTTTAAGCCGTTGTTATAGCAATATTAGCTGTTGAGATAGTGAACTTTTGTTCTGCTGTAGCTGCCTGACTTGCGGCTGTGTATGTGATTCCGTCAAGTCCAACCTCAAGACCTGTTGCAACGAACGTATCACCTGCTCCATAAACGATACTATATAGTTCGCTAGCACTTGCGTTCTCTCCTATATCATATTTCTTCGCAACTAAAGCTTCTGAAACTAGGCTTGTAACGATTGGAAAAGCGGGGTCTTTTTCGGTAAGCGTCATCTTGACATATAGTTCAGTTGGGCTAGGGATGTCGAAAAGCATATTATGAGCATAAGTAAAAGTAGTTCCATCAGGCAACGTAATCTCTTCATTATATGTCCCTGTCACACCACCTTTTAAACCTGTGCCTGCGTTCTTTGTTTTAGCGAGAACCTCGCCTATCTCAGCATTAGTCCCACCTTCAACAATACACCATATCGTATGAGGATCAAGAGTAAGAGTTACATCTACTGAATCAGTATCGTTTTCATATATTTTTAACTTTGTCACGGATTTAATATCTGCTAGGGCTGAATATAGCCCAGAAATAGAACTTGTTTCTGGCGTAGCTAGAGAAAGGTTTCGGCGAATTCTGAGGTCTTCGTCGGTCTCTTCATCTTCTCCTATTGTAGCTATCGCCGCGTTTGTTACTGATAAAACACCGATGATTATCGTTACAGGAATAGTAACTTTATCCACCCCTGTCGATATCGCACCAAAATTCTCGGCGTATAATGTTGTTGTGTTAGCTCCAGATACTATGCTTACAGTCTCTAAAGTCTTCCAGTTTTGACCGATATCATCTGATACTGTGTAGCCTATCGGCAAAGTAGCAGATCGATCGGCTGTAATTGTGACAGAAACGTACGATCTGACAGCAGATTGACGACTTATTCCAGAGAATTTTACAAGCCTGTTAAGAGCTTGTCCGATAGCAAAATCAGGGTCGAGCTGATTATACAGTTGAATCCCGAACGATTGAAGATCGAGCCTCGCCTGTGCTTCTATAGCAACCCTTTGACCATCGGGGCTATCAGAATCAAGATTGATGTCTGAGCCATAAATGGTCTTGTAGCCGTCAGATAATTCCGTTACGATCTCGTCGAAAGTCTGTACTTCGATGCCGTCTTCTGTAAAATTTGGTTTCATCTGTCGACCCCTAGATTACTATTATTTTTTCTTTGAAACTTTCTCAGGCTTCATAGCCATGTCTTTTCTTAAAACTTTAGCTGTCTTTTTAGCAGGAGTTTTTAACCTGCCTTCTTCATGCTTAACTTCAACAAGTTTTATTTTTTCTTCGTTTTGTATTGCAATGGCTTCTTGTTGTTGTTTACTTATCGTATTATATATTACACGAAGCTCTTCAAGAATTTTTTCATGACTCAATTTTATTGGAAATATAAATTCTGCTCCAGTGCTTAAATTCATAACAATAGATTCTTTCATTGAATATGTAATTTTAGGTTCGTCCTGTTTCTCTTCTGTTTTATCAGTCATTTTTTGTCTCCGTTTTGTTTTATGGTAGTATCTCAATTTCTTCGTAATTTTCAACGTCAAAGACATCGTTATAATTTATTATAATACTTATCGCCCGATTTTTTCTATCTTCTTCTATTTCAAGCTTTGAAATCGATTTTACTCCGACCGTCTGTAACACCGATTTCTCAACAGCACTTTTGATATTATCAGTATTACTTTTCGAACTCATAATGTCAATCCAATCGCTACCCGCATCGATATCAAGAAACCAATCATTTTTGAAAGACCTCAATCGCGTTACAACATTCTGCGCGATAGCATTGCTTTTAGTCTTATATGACGCCTTTCCACGTCCAAAGATGAAGTCGCCCTCGCTCGTTATTCCTGCTACTCTCATAAAAAAACCTCTAGTTTGGCGACGCCGTTGTTCCACTTCCTGCCGGATCAGTCCATGTGTAGTTATGTGTATGAGCTGATAACGTCTTCCCGTTCGCTGTAACTTCACCAGAGGTCTCGAAGTCTACAGTACTTGACATCGGCGCACCTGCTACACCGCTAAAGCTCGCCGCCGCTATATTTCCAGAGCATAGTATATTACCAGTTATAATCAGGTCTCCAGTAAGATTAAGATCGCCGACAATGGTCATATTACCTTTTTGATCAAATTTTCCAGTAAGTTTATAGTTTCCTGTGTGATCTATGTTTCCTATATACTCTTTGTCACCGACCTCTTTTATCGTCGTAGGTATATCTATTGCTTTGCTTAAAGGGTTTATTCCAACGATAGCAAAAGCATCGCTATAATCCATCATTCTAAGTTCTGCAGGGCTAACAAAATCTTGTCCATCGTACCACCTATCGAAGCATCGCTCGCTTATTATAAGAAGGCAATAATCTCCTATCGCTATCGGGTGAGCCGTATAACTAGTTCCGCCCTGCATAAAAATAGGAGGAACTTCTACGAATTCAGGAAGCTCTATAGATTCGCCTTTTACAGCTCTATTTATAACCGGGCGAGCGTTTATCGTCGTAGCATTGACTTTCGTAACAACGGCAATAACTGCCGTATGCACGTTAGCAAGTGCGCTCTTTAACGCTATATCAAGTACGTCGATTAGTTGCTTGCTAGTCATTATATTGTTACCAATTCAGTATTAAGCATCCCAGTACACGTTTGTACCCAAGCTTCACCATAATTATCGCCATCATAAATTGCATTTATTATTTTATATATTCCGTCAAGATGAGGAGCTGTCTTGCTAATAAGCTTTACTGCTCGACCGATTTTTACTGTCGGATCGATTAGCATCTTAAATGTTACAAGGCTTGCTTCTCTTGTCGGTGTGCTTATTAGTCCGCTTTTTGCGTTAACAACTGGTATATAGCTACTCGTGATGTCGTCTTCGTTTATCACATAGAGCTTTTCATCGTCGATATACCACGTCTCATCCTCTCCAATAGCATCGTTTATCAGCTTTATAGAATTACCCACCAGAACCCTCGGACGCGTTAGAACAGGACGAGGCGTTATCTTTCCATTCTCTGTATGCGTCATATCCCTTAGAATCTCAGCTATGACTTCTTCGCCGCCTAAAACTGTTGAGCTTGTAAAAGAGTTCATGTAATCGAAGCCACCGTCGTAAGCATCGATTGACGTTGTTATATCCGCTCCCCTTCGCTCATTCGAACACTTATTGATATTGCCTTTGAACATGAGTTCAAGTCTGTCTTTATATCCAACTGAAAAAGAAATTGGAATCAGCTTTACCTCTTCGACATCTTTAACGATAGCAAGCCTTTTCAATGGGCTGAGATTATAAACCTTAATCCTTATCTTGTTAAGTTGTCCGCTTATTGATTTCATACAGCTAAAGACAACTTTCATCGGTGGCTTAATAACCGTATCGATTCCGTTGACGGTTATAGTTAGCTTAAAATCTCTGTTGAATTTTGTAGTTATCATTCTGGAACTTCAACCCCTCGAATGCTTTCCATGTCAGAGGATTCGAGAAGATAAAGAGCGCATCGCCCCTCGCTGAAATCCTCACTCTTGAAAGGATCGATTCCATTACCAGAAAGATCGCGAACTACAAAATCAAAAGGGAGATTCTGGCTAAGGATATGTAATACACCGACTGATAACTTTATCCCACGAACTGCATGAGTTCCGTATTCAGCATCCATACACCACATCGAACTCTTAGAATAGAATCTCAATGTCAGTATTATTTCAGCGTCGCCGAATAATATCGTATGTCGCTGTATAGATTCTGAGCCGATATTTTGAATAACTTTTGACATATTAAAATCCGAATGTTTGTAAAAGATAGGCAAGCGATGATGTTGGCATATCTCCGCCTTTCTGAACACCTTTATCCTCTAGATTTTCAGTCGCTCCGTCTGTTCCTTTCGAAGGAGAAGGAGCAAGTGCTATTTGAGTAAAAATGCTGTCTGCGAATCGTAGTTGCTGTGCTTCTATCCTGAATGAGATGGCGTTGAATTCGTTGTCACGCTCGATTTCAAGATGAGTAATTCTCATGTCTTTATGCAGTCCCGATATTGTGTCAATTTCCATGAGCTGATCGCTCTGGTAATAAGATTCCATGTCTCCGATGAAAGCTTCAACGTTGCTCTTTGAAGCAGAATCGATAAGACCGATAAACCCTGAAAGCTGTTCTCCTGCTTCTATTGCGGCGTCGATTTGATTTACTGCAGATATAAAATTGTTTGTTATCTCTTCGACTTTGTTTGCTTGAGCTTCTGTTCGTTCAGGAATATATTGCGTTATTATACCGATGTATCCCTGTGTTCTCTTTATAGCCTCTATCACTTTTGATGGTCGAATGTGTACGTCTGAAACATTTCCCTCGATTAAAAGGAAAAGAGGATCTCTGATTATATGATCGTTTATATGACTTCCATCTTCAAGATATGTTGTCGGCACGCTTGACGTTCTTATATATCTTTCGCGCGTTCTTACAAGAGCAGTAAATCCGCCGATACCAATTTCTTTTGTTTTGATTGGAAGAAAATGACCGTCGATGAAATCTTTAATAATAGACATTACATACCACCTCCGCTACCTACTGCCTGAGTCTGAGCATCTTCAAGCTGATATTGCACACTGTTCGCGATAACCTCGCCAACGTCTTCGATATTTGTATTTATCTGTATAGAGTTGTTCTGGGTGACAGATGAACTTTCTCCTCCTCGACCGAAAAACTCTCCGATCTTCCCACCTACAAAATTCGGGCTTTTAATAAGAGAAGACACTCTTTCTGCGATTTCAGATTTCCCTCCGATCAGAGGCATGGTGAGATCTTCAGCAACAAAAACGGGAGCTAAAACAATACCTGTAAGGAGAAGCGCAGTTTTCTTTATTGCGCTTCCAACCATTGCTAAAGTTTCAATTGTAGTTTTTGCCCAGAATATAATTTCATTTCCATTTTCGGATAAAAAAGTATTAAAGCCATTTGCAAGATTTTCAAGTTCTGGAGCAAGCCCGATGGCGATTAAGTTTTTCATCCCATCAAATCCGAAGCTTAGGCGCTGAATTGATTTGTTATATGACTCTACTTGAGAAACCTGCTGCGCCGTAAGTATTCCAAAACCTTTTGATTGATCTTGTAGATCTTTAAGCTCATTAGAAGTTTTACCGAGCAATTCAATAAGTGACGGATCGATTCCAAGCGACGACGCCATCGAGCGCTGCTGTGCAAGCGAAAAATTAAGCTCTCTAAATCGTGTTGATATTTCACCCAACACTTCGTCGGCGGTTTTTATCTCTCCGGTAGCTTTCCTTACAGAAATTCCAAGCCTTGAGAAATCAGCGTCTCCACTTAGAGCAGATTTTCCTATCTTGTTAGTGAGGCTCGATAATGTTCCTTCCATAGCGCTTAAACTCGACCCGCTCATTATTGCTGCGAAGCCTAGTTCTTGAATTGTCTGTACTGAGATACCTATCTGCTTCGATAGCTGAATTATCGGATTAAGCGATGAAAGAATATTGTTTGTCCACTTTGTAAAAACAACAGCTGAAGCGGCGGCGGCGGCGGCAAAACTTCCAAGAAGAAGAATACTCTTTCCCATACCTTTATTGAAATTAGCAAGTTTCGTTGTATCCCCTTGGAAAACGAATTTTGTGACGAGTTCTGTTACGACTGCCATGATTAACCCCTTGATGCCTCAGCGATGCTGTATTGCTCTATCGCTTTTGTTATCTGTTCGAACTCTATGAGATCAAGAAATTCGGTCGTATCGAGTTCTCTTATTTCTACGATACTACCATAACCTTGCTTTGATAAGTAAAAGACAGTCATATCGTCATCGGTAATATTAGTTTTTTCGATAAGACTAGGCTCTGCCGGTGGTAAGCCTACTTTGAGCTTCCAGCGGCGCCTCTCAAAAAAGGGTAACTTAGCGCCCCCATCATGGTACTGACAAAGAGTATATAATCTTCTGGATAGGTCTCCCAGTGATCTGGAAGGCGTGATAGAAGGTCTCCATCAAATAATATTATATTGCTTATTACCTTTTCAACCTCTTCAAACTCTTTTGATTCAAGGAATGAAAAATCGCCTTCTTTAACTGACGTGAAAAAAGCGAAAATCTTTCGCCTTTTCTTATGCGTTGTCTTAGTCAAAGTATATACGCGACCATTGATTTCAGCTTCTCCATCTTCATAGACAGCTTTTATCATATTCTGGGCTTCTAAAGCGGCAATAGCTTTTAATTCTTCGTCATTCATAAAAATTTACGTCCTAGAGGTTGCGGGTAGCATTTCTGAATCGAATCGTATACTCTGAAAGAGCATTACCATCTTCGTCGTTCACAGTTTTTGTCGGCTGTGTAGTTATGCTTCCGCTTTCTAGTAAATACGATTCCACGAAATCTGATCCGTCACGTGTAAAATTCTCTTTTAGCGATCCGTTTAAAACAGTTGGAGGAGATACGCGAAGGGTATTGTTTAAGAAAACATCTGAACCGCTGAATCTCTGAACTCTGATAACAAGATCAAAAACGCCCTTGTCTGTGCGTTCATTAATATTAACTCCGCCGTTTGAAGCGTTGATCTGAGCCGTTGCGGGATTTACTGGCGTGAGTGTTATGATATCACCTGATACTGTATCTGTTATTGCCGTCCCGTTAAGAACGAGTGTAGTTGCGCTTGCTGAAACTGAAATTGTAGCCATTGTTAAGCCTCTTTTTTAAAGATTAAAGTATATTACCAAATCGGCTGAATGAATCGCGCCGCTATTTTTTACAGCGCCAGAAATAACCGGTGACTTCCTAGCCGCACGATCTGCAACAGACTGATCTGCTAAAGAACCTGCAAGGAAATAAAATCCATTATCTTCGATGTTCTGATTGAACGTTGTAACATTACCAAAGAAATCTGTGCTAGTCCAAGTTCCAGGAGCAAAAACGCTCGCTCTTACAAACTCTCTAGTTGTCTTTTCAGCTTGATCGACTAAACGATTAACGCCTTGAAGCGTCTGAGGTATTTTTGTTCCTGATGATGCAAGTAAATTGTATAAATCAGTTTGCAAAGCATCGATGAAAGCTATGATATTGTATCGATTATCTACAAAATCATTCGCTCCGCTTGTTAGTACAACAGAAGTATTCTTTATAGTAGTGTAAAGATCAAGACCAACGGTTTTTGCGTTAGTGATCTGTGTTTGAGTGTAATCTTCTGCGGGAACTGATAGCTGTTTCAAATGCATCGTGATAGCGGAGTTTTCTGCGCCAAAATTAACGCTGTGAACTCGTGACATGTAAGATGCTGCCATCTTTCTGTTTGCCGACTTACTATAAAGCATGCGATAGTTTGTTTGTCCTGCAAGCTTTATAGACCAGACGATATTTGTTGTATCGACGACAAGATTATCTGTATCGCTAAAGACGTCATACATAAGAACATCATTTGCCTGCGACCATGTTGCTAAGAGAGCGACGTCAGCATCAGAAGGTTTGTCGATGAACATCGCACCTTTGATATTGATAGCGGCTTTCAACGCTGTCATTCCCGCTGTCTTTGTCTCTACTGATAAAACAACGACATCAGCTCCTTGCGTTGCTACAGCTCCTGTTCCTGACGCTAGTCCAAGTAATGTTCCCACAAAAGTTCCGGTAGCACCGGTAGACGCTACAGTGATTAAACTCGCCACGCCAGTAGTATCTGATGTTATAAGGAAAGTTAGGTTGCTAGAATTATAACTCGCTGTGCCGCCTGATAACTTGTCATCAATAACAGTTACGATATCTGACATCTCTGTGACTTCTCTGAAATCCATTGTTGTTAGTGCTTCGGTAGCGCCGTCGATGTCGATGCTCATAGATCCATCAGAGATTTCTTGTAATTGACTTACAAGAGTTGCTTCTGATATCTGCGCTCCTGTTAGTATTGCTGATGTTGCAGCGACTGTTTCTTCTGCGCCCCTCCAATATCCTGCGACCAGTGCTCCACCTGCGTTAATAGAGTTCGGCTGTGTTGCAAAAAAGCTCGCTGCATATAAACTCATCGCGCTATCAGAACCGAAGTCTGAGGCTACGCTTGCGGCGTCGATATATCTTTCATAGCGATTAGCTGTCGAAATTGTTCCGTCTTGCTGAGATGTCATAATTGCTACGACGTTCATTTGATCTCTGTCTGCTATTTCACCGTCAGCGGAAAGAGAAACATTGATGACATTACTGATATTTGCGCTCATTGACTAGCTCCTTAATTATCTATGATTAATGTTGTCTCTGCTGTATCTATCCGTAAAGTGTCGATATTTGCTGAGATACTATACTGTACGTTAATTGTTGATTCTATACGATTGTTATACTTCTGACCAGTTAAAATTTTAATGTCGGTAAGACCAGAAGATTTATGTACTGCGATTCCGAGAGTCTTTTGTAATTCGATTGATGATTGTGATTGGAGATAAAGAGAAAACTTGCTCGCCGTCGTCGAAGCTAAATCACCGTAAAACGAAATTATTACCGGAAGCATCCATTGTTCTTGATACTCCATTATCTCGTTTGTCGCATCGAAGTATTGACCGCTACCGAGCCGCTTCGCTGATATGACGCTATCGATACCGATATAATCCTTCTCAAAACCGTCGAGGGTAAAGTTAAGACGACCTATTCGAATAAGACTTTCGTCGGTATATCCGAGAAGATCACGAACGAACATTGCTGTTTTTCTCAAGCCTTCATTCATATTATGGCACTACCGTTTCAGTTACTAAAGGACGTCCAGTTTCTTCGGCGATACACTCTATATACCCATAACCATTCCAATCTCCACCCTGAATAACTTTATAGTCCTTTCCATCGAATTGTACAAGCTCTTCCAATTCGAGGGCTTCTCTGGTGTGTAATTGAAGGTATTGTAATGCCCAGTTTATCGTTACTGAGTTAAGCGCTTCTTTCTCTGCAACTTGAACGACGATAAGCTGATCCCTAAACACAACCGTATCAGTTTCGACGAAATTCGTTGTTGCCCGTGTTGTTGTTTTCACGATGATCGTTCTTTCCCAGGATCGTAAAACGTCTGACATATCTGGTAACATTATCTCACCACCCACGTTATCGCATTTCGAAGAATGCCTGTGTCTATCAATATTTTAGAAGAACCTTTCAAATCCTTTG